TAGCTCGTCAAGAGTCAAATCACCACCATAAACAGAACTATCCGCCATTCCTGCCGTGTTGGAAGCAGATAAAGCTCCAGACGAAATTAAATCTTCTAAAGTAGGATAATTAGATGTTTGGTCGAGATTAAATCCAGCAGCCCCTAAAACAGACGGAGATATAAAATCAATGTAATTTCCAAACAAGTTAGAAATTCCACCACCAACAGCGTCACCAATAGCGCCATAATCCGATACAGGCGGAGGTGTGTACGACGTATCAACCGAATCATCAATGATATCATCAATGATATCTGAATAGTCGTAATCGTAATTAAAATCTACCATTTGCTTGTTCCTGTTTTCGTTTTATTCTAGCATGTTTTTTTGCCAATGTTTATTTTCTTGAAGCCCCACCACTACTTATTTTCCTGTTTAGCCCAGAGCGATCATATTTTGCCTCTTTCCCCGTTAAGGCTCTTGCTGCGGCCCTTTTAGCCAACATTCTTCCAATATTGCTTGCCCTTAGTCCTTGGTTCGTGGACTGTGCAGCACCGGGCACTAAACCATACATATAAGCACTGGGATCACCGCCTGTTTCTGCTATTCTGTTTGCAAGGCTTTCGTTAGCGAACTGTTGCACTCTGGCCGCTCTTTCGGCTCTTTCTCGTGCGTTTGTTTGGGCCTGTGTTTCTCTCATTTGAGCAGTGACTTCGACAGGCTGTATATCTGGATACATGTCTACATTTTCAGCTTCTTTTTCTGCAAAAGACTTTATTGGTAATATTCTAGCAAACAAGTTTCTAAGTTGTGGCCCTAGTCCTTGGCCCAATATACCCCGTTGTCCTTCTATTCTAGGCTGTATTCTATTTAACAAATAACCAATTCCTGCAATCTGCGGAAACATTTGAGCAAACTTAACTCTGTTTGCTATTTGACTTGCTGCACCAAAAGGATTCTTTTTAAAAGCTTTGTCAAGACCTAAACCTCCAATACCAGACGTTCCATATCCTAATAAACCTCCTTGATTGCCAATCAAAGAAACAATTGGTCCATATTTCTGAGCCATTTTCTTAATGGCTTCTCTTCGTAAAAACTCTCTTGCTATACCTTTTCCACCACCAAAATTAGGATCAAAAATACCCGCACCAATTATGTTGGTGGTGGGGTCCATTTTCATAATGTTTGCAAGAAGTTGTCTTCTCCACGCTTTTTGTCTTTCACGAATTGCTTGAACAGCGGCTGAAGGTTCTTCTTCCTCTGTTACCATAACCGAACCACCTGACTGATACCCCTTGTACCCAGAAGCATACGCAGCTCTCGCTTGTTTAGCAGCTTGAGCTTTTGTCGGATAAACCTTTCCAGATTCACCCCACTTGTATCCTCCTTTTACTTTCTTAATAGGCATTATAATATTGGGACCGTTGTAGTACCATTTGTTGATATTGTTACATTTCCGAGTTGTCCCGTGGCTTTCACACCTTTTCCGTCTGGTGCGTATAGTGTTTGCCACGCATATCCATCAAAAACTTGCAGACTGTCTTCTGTCAAATTCCAAATAATATCTCCGTGACTAAACAAGTTTTGGTCGCGAGTAGTATTAGTATACTGGTAAGTTGCTGTAGGATCAAAACCTTGTAGGTTTAGTTCTAAAATTCTTACCAACCTATTAAAAACAACAGAGTCAACATCTCCCACTGCTGTAGGCAAACGTGTATCAAGCAATCGTGCCATTATCTCCTACCATCCGGTCTGGTGTTTAATCGCATATCTCCAAGTCTCCATCCCACACCAAGCCTTACTTCAGTGCTTGCGTCGTCGTCAGACTCTAACCTAACCACCGCTTGTCTTGCCCGACCTCTCAAATCTACTTTCTGTGTGCTTTCGGTTACTTGGCTTGTGCTTTTGGTTGTTAAGCTCTCGTTTGGATAGTTTCTAGTTTTTAACACAAAATTAACCGCTTGATCTGAGCCCCCATTACCTAAGAAACGCACATCTGGTATAACGTTTTGTATTTGTGTGTACGCGTTTCCTATGCCGTCCAACGAAAAATCAGCCGATTCAATGTAAACGTTGTCCATAGGCGTTCCGTCTGCATCGTTTCCAGTCTCGTGTTTGTAGACATAGTTATATGTATCTGTGCCCGTGGCTCTTGGGAAAGGCTGCACGCCTTCGTCTAACCAAGCAAAGCGCGTCATTTGTCCATAGTACCAAACGTTTTCTTGGTAATTAAAAACAACATATCTGTCTATTTCTGTAGAGCTTCCAGAAGGGTAGAACCAACCGACCTCGTTAAACTGTCGATTTAAATAACCAAACACTTTAAACGATTGGTTTTGGTTAAAATCGTTAAACACATAGTTGTGCACGGAACAAGGCACTCTTGAAACCGAACCGTTGTAATTATAAAAGCCAGAACGATCCATCCAGTATACCCCTGCTGGCGTATTAACAGCAGCTTTAGGAGCAACCATACCTACTCCCTGATTAATTAGGTTTACGCCAAAAGTGTAGGGAGGACCAATAAACTGCATACTATACAACGCATCATCTGTCCAAATCAGTATCTCTTGCCGAGAACGAAGCGCGCCAATAATTTGTGTCCCAGCAGACAAACGCAAAGAGCCCGCCGTGTTTGTTGAAGTGGGCTCCCAATCATTAATGTTTTCTTGGTCTGACCAAGCAATAAACATAGGATCAACAACACTGGTTCTAGCTACCCCTGCATCATCTAATGGGTCTGCGCCTAAACAAATAACATGCCTGTCGACGTCGCTAACAAGCACTTGCAAAGCAACGGTTGGAGGAAGAATTGCACCTAAATCCGTTAAACTTTGAGCACGCACACTTGTTCCGCTGTTCTCGGTCCAATAAAAAATACCCCCTGCTCTTGGGTTTATAACTAAGTCTTCACCAAAATTATCGTGCGTCCATATTCTTAATTGGTTATTAAACGCAAGTGCAGAAGCAGAACCAAACGTACTGTCGCCCCAAGCTCCAGCACCATAGCCTGAACCAGAAACATATTCATCTAGTCCTACACTGATTTGATAAGCGCCAACGACACTTGATCCACCGTTTCCAGAATCACTCGCGTTTGCTGTTACAGTAGAATCAGAAGTGTCTTTTGCCGTAATTTTGTAACTGTTTGCATTAACAATAGAATCAATAGAGTATTCTTGGTTGAGTACAGCAGCCGTAACATTTCCTCCAAGACTGGCTGCACCACTAAAAGTTACATAATCTCCTTTACTTGCTCCGTGCGAAGTATCGGCTACAGTCACTGTAGAGGAACCGTTTGTTGCTGAAAAAGTTACGTCCCCCGCCGAAGTCGTGGCTCTTATAGGTGTTATGTCGTAAAAGTTAGTTCCGTCTTTAACATAATATTTTACCGTGGTTCCAAGACTTAAATATTTTGTACCGCCCAAGGAAACCCATGCGTGCAAAGCTCGCCCTGTTCCTAAATATGTATCTGTTTGTTCTTTTTCCCAGCCCCCTATTTTTTCTGGGAAGCCTTTACGAAAACGCACCAAGTTAGAATCAAACCAACCACCTTGAGCAGAAAACGCAGTTCCTTCCCTATTTATTCCTGGAATAAGTTTGTATTTAGAGTACGGCATTTATATATATTATCCTTTATTTTTTAACTAGACTACCACCAAAATACATACCAATAATGGCGGACACCAAGTTTGTATCCAATTGTGTAATGACCAAGCCCTCAAATGTAACCCATTCAAAAACTTCTCGTCCTTCTTTAAAAAACCAAAAACCCGGCATCCAATTTGTATAGCCAACAGTCACAGACACATCAGGAGCGTACACAGCTACCAACTTTGGCAAAAGAATAATTGCAAAGATTGATGTTAGTGCAATAACTCTACGAGTAAAAGTAAAGCCTTTGTCTTGAACATTTCTTGCAGCTTCAATTGCTTTGAGTTGAAACTCCCCTCTAGTAATAAGTAATTGTTGTTCGTCCGCTTTCGCTTTACGACTTTGTGCCCATATACTTAGTAAACTACTCAACAAAGTTGAGCCGAGCATTGTGATTATCTCAAACGGAAAACCCACTTCATTACTAAAAGTACTTTGTTTTTTTGCGTCGGTCTGGCATTACTGCTCCACAACCTCTTGCAATTTTAGCTTTTGGCACCACGCCCCCAGACATCTTCTTAGGCCAGCCTGCTTGCATATCAGCGTATGCCTCTTTGGATATAGTCGAGTCTTTTTTAGAACGACTCTTGCCTGCTTTCTTTCTTTTGTTTATGTTTTCTACCAAGCTCATATCAACACTTCCATCTTCTTCTAGCAGCTTTGCCTCTTTCGCCTTTCCATCCTTTTGACCGAGCACAAAAAGACTTACGTCGTTTTGCGGCTTTACTGCCTCTTTTAACTTTCCCTGTAACCGCAGTTTTTAACTTTGATCCAGGATTCTTTTTTCTATAGGCCTTGACTCCTTTTTTGGTCATGCCTGCGCCCTTTTTAGTAGGACGGTAGTTTGCGCCTTTTCCTTTCGTAGTGCGTCTTATTGACTTCGTTTTACTTTTACTTTTACTTTTTCTTTTTGCCGCCATGCGTTTTTTGAACATCAAAACTTGCATAAAGACTTGCACCCTTATGCGGTTTATATTTGCCCGTATGTTTCATCAACTTAGGGGCCCCTCTTTTTTGTTTCATCCAATGAAACCCTTTTGGTGCTTTTACTTTCATAAATAAGAGTATAAATTAAAAAGAGAAAACGCTCAAAGGTTTCTCCTTTCCTTTGACTTTTATTTTGTCAACAAACTTTAAATCAAAAGCACAAAACCGAGCCGTGTCTTCTCCTACCAATAAACTAACTCCCAGGTCCTTGGTCCCTGATTCAAGTCTCGCTGCCACATTAACCGCATCGCCTATCGCAGTGTAGTCAAACCGTGTTTCCGATCCCATGTTTCCTATCACAGCTTTGCCTGAATTAATTCCTATACCTATTTCTACAGGAGGTAAACCTTCTTCTTCAAGCTCTACGTTTAATTCTTTCATGTTATCCATGATTAACTTTGCACAAAGCAATGCTTTTGTTTCGTGTGCAGGTTGATCTAAAGGCGCGTTCCAAAATGCCATCATTGCATCACCAATGTATTTATCAACAGTGCCTTCAGCTCTTTGCACCGCTTTTTGTTGTGCCGTCAAAGCTTTGTTCATAATGTATGTCACTTGTTCGGGTGGTAGTGTTTCTGACATAGCTGTGAACCCTCTTACGTCTGTGAACAAGAATGTTGCATATCTTGTCTCTCCTCCAAGGACCAAGAGCTCTGGATTGTCTTGCAGTTTTTTAACTTGTCTGGGGTCGAGATAGTGTTCAAACTGTTTTTTAATCTCTTGCCTAAGTTTGTACTGTTCTCTAAAGTTTAAATAAAAGCCAACGGATCCCGCTATAAAGCCAGCGATCAAGGGCCAAGTGACGTCGATCAATAAATTGTTTTGCACCAAATAATAGCCACCGCCAGCAACGATTCCATTCAACATAAAGAAAAAGAACAGTCCAGAACTTACACCAAACTTAACCACAAAAATCCATGCCAAAGAAACCACTGCTAAGTAAACACCTAACTCAGCCAATAAAGCGTAATCAGGGATCATCGGACTGTCTTGTATCAATATGGATTCAGACAACGCGGCTTGTATCTTGTGTGGCTCTACTAAGCCAACAGGTGTGGCGATTTGTGGCATCACACCTTTTGCTGTAACACCTATAAATATAAAGCGGTCTTGAATTAAGTCTGTGTTTTTGATGTCAGCAAGAGAAAACTCAGGAGTCTTCACCCAACTAATCCATTTTCTTCCCAAGGTGTCGGTCTTAACTGGAGGCAGTCCCTTGACTCTAATCTCTTGTATACCTGCTTCTGAAGTTTTTATTAGGTAAGTGTCTGATCCAGTTAAAACCTTCAGAACCTCTGTGCCGTAGGCAGAAACCCAACCGTCAGGGGTTCTTAGTAATAATGGCATTCTTCTCACCAATTGGTCAACCTCTGTTGGAGCAACTGCAATACCTTGATATGCAGCTTCTCTTAACAAAGGTGTGTTTTGTACAACACCTTTTGCCTTAAATCCCCCACGATCTTCGCCTAATATAACGGTGCCTGTGGTAAGTGGGTACTCACCGTTGTCGTTTTCAAAAGAAGCTAAAACGCTGGGAGCAGAGGCAAGACTTTCTGCAAATGCCAAATCGCCATTAAAACGATCTGGTTGAGGAAAGGCAATAACCCAACCAACACCCAGTGCACCTTTATTAATAAGCTCATTTTGTATTTCTGCTAAACGTTTTCTTGGAAACGGATACCCGCCTTCCTGTTCTACATCTTCCTCTGTAATGTTTAATATTGAAAAATAGTTTGATGGTTGTTTTTCTGCAACCATGGCATCAAATGTTTTCAGTTTTATTGTTTCATAAAAAGCTGGGTTGTACACCAACGGCAAACCCAAAACGAGCAACAAAACCATGAATACTTTTGTTTTAATCACTTTGGTTAATGGTTAGTGTTTTATTGCAGTTACTGCTACAGTTATAGTTTACTGTGATTGATTTGTTGGTTGCACCTGATTGACTTGCGGTGACATCGTAATCATCGGTGTAAAAGTTCAGCTTCATATAATGATCGCCACTTCCAGTCTGTGTTATGGTCGCATCATTGTTGTCTGCTGAATTGCTTGCATATATCTTGGCATAGTGTTCACCGCTTCCTGATTGTGTAATTGAGAAGTTTGAGTTATCACCGAATGCCCTAATCTCTCCTTCCTTGTCATCTCCTGTTTGTGTAATTTCATATACGTTATTATCACCCTGCATATAGATTTCAGCATCGTTGTTGTTTCCGTTTTGCACAATGTCCATATCGTTTCCATCATCATCGGCATCTATATAACCAAAGTTATCATTGCCATCTTGGTCAATCTTGTATTCATTTCCTGTGTGATTTGCAACTTGGCTGTATGCTCTGGCTGTGTTTGAAGTCCCATCTTGGTCTATGTCTATCGTGGCATTGCTACATTTGTGTGTGGTGTAGGTGCCTTGAGACAAACCGCACCAGACTCTTGCTGTGTTGCTGTTGCCTATTTGATCAATGTGTATAAGCGAAGAATTGCCTTTGGTTCTTATCTCAACGTTGTTATCGCCCGCATGTACACAGAAGGAAAAACTAATCAGACTGATTAATAATAATCTCATTTTCACCGCCCCCGTTTGTTTTTATGCTGATTTGTTTACCAGCAGAAAGTATTTCAATATTATAGCCTCCAGTTTTGTCAAGCTCTAGGTCAATCGTGTTTTCTACTTGTCTTACTAAAGATAAAACTTCTCCCTCAACAAAAGTGTAGACCTGTGCGTTTTGGTCAAAACCCGCAACGATTCCTTCCAATCTTACACCATCAAGTTCACTGGCCTCTTCTTCTTTTTTACCTAGGTCTTCTATGATTTCTAACAAGTCTTGCAGAAAGTCTACAGCCAGTAGGTCAATATCTAACCTAGTGATCTCTTCTTCTAGCTCGTCTTTTGATAAATCGCTGTCATCGTCTAAGTCGTTTTCCTCTAATAAGTCTGTGTCCAGCACATTGCTGGATGTACCGCTTTGTTCGTCAACCGCCTCTTGCACTTCATCTGGAGGGTTTACGATCAATAAATTGTCTATAAAGTTTAAAGAAAGGTTGGCCAGAGTGACGGGTTGTGTAGGCGGTCTTTCTGCAACACTGACCATCGTGGCTTGAAAAGGTTGGTTTAAAACTTCGATTCCGCCTGCGGTTTCCACGCTTATAGACCCCGATGTTGTACCGTCTGGGTTGGGTAAAAGAATAATTAAAGACCTACCTAGCTCATCTACAGTTGTTGTGAAATCAGTGCCTCGAATAAATATAGAGGCGGAAGGAGTCTTAATAGAAATGTTTTCTTTGTCTATCTTCCCCAACGCACCTGTAATAAAGCGGGCAGTTCCGCTCGCCATTTTGAGTGCCATTTTGCTTTTAGATGGATCAGGATCGAATACATACTCATCAATAATGATTTTAGAGTGCTCAGTAAGACGTATGACAGAAGAATCAAGAAACGTAATGCCAAGCCTACCGTTACCAGTGCGCACATCATCGTAACTAAGAATATCCAGGGAAGTTCTAGCTGAAAGTCGATCTTCTTGGTTTGCTCGTAAAACCTCTCCAATACCTCTAAGTTCAGATATTTCACCTACTTCGGAGTAAGCGTTAGATACTAAAAAATATAGTATTAACAGCCACTTGTGCACTGATCAATGTCTATTGTTGCGTTGCTTGTGGTTGATGTAAGAACCACCACACCTGAAGTGCTTCCAGTGCTGTTGGTTTGATCAATGTCAATATTGTTTGTGCTACCAGTAATATCTGCTGTAATTGAGTGGTCAGAGTTTCCTGTTTGAGTCGTGTCTATATCGTTTGAATCGCCATCAACATCCCAATTGTTTATACAACCAACAACCTCACAAGTTGCATTCAGGTCGTTTGATGTGCCTGATATAACAATGTCTTGATTACCTGCGGTGGCTGTTGCTGCTGCACCCTGAGTAAAGGTTACTGCATTTGAATCACCTGTTGCAGCATAATCAAAATCAGTGTTAGCAACATCACCGCTTGCGCCCAATGCCAATGTAGTTGTATTGCTATCACCTGTGGTTGTTGCTGTAAAACTGGTGCTATTACCTTGTGCTACTGAAGCAGCCATTGTATTGCTGTCTCCCACTTGATCTATGTCCACAGTCATAGACGTACCTGTAAACGTAGCTCTTGTTTGGGATGTACCAACCTTGTTAGTGTCTCCAATCTGATCAATGTTCATCGTCAAACCTGTTCCAGACTGAGTGATATAGATGTCATTGTTTCCTGCGTTTACAGAAAACACAGCAAACAATAAAACTAAACTAACTAACTTCTTCATAATTGAAATCCCACATTTCTTGTTCTAGACCTTTTTGTATCAGAGTATAGACGGCCTCTTCGATGGCTACTCTGGTTGCGTATCCCATTGCTTCGTTTTCTGTGTAGCCTGTTTCAACTTCGACAAGTTCGGTCCCCATTTCTATGAAGCGAAACACATCACGGCTGACACCTGCGCTTAATACGGTTTTGCTTACCATACAATTTAACACAACTTCCCCTGTTTGAACAAGAACAGCTCGCAAAGACACAGTAATTTCATCTTTTCTC